GTGACGAACATTTGGATTATTGTCTTGACTTGGGTATTAATGTTGAGGGGACCAATGCTGAGGTTGCATTAGGACAGTGGGAATATCAAATATTCTCTAAAGGTAAATTAGCTGCGGCTGATGACTTATGGATGTCAAGATACATCTTACATAAACTAGCTGAGAAAAGAGGTTATGCGATTGAACTTCATCCAAAACCAATTTTAATTGGTGAGTGGAATGGTTCAGGATTACACACAAACTTTTCAAACAAAAAGATGAGAGAAGATGGTGGTGAAAGTTATTTCAAATCTATCTTTAATGCTTTTGAAACAAGAAAAGAACTTCACATTGAAAACTATGGTTCCGATAATCATTTAAGATTAACCGGTAAGTTTGAAACACAATCAATAGATAAATTTAGTTGGGGTGTATCAGATAGGGGAGCGTCAATCAGAGTTCCTAAATCAGTTGGTGAAACTTGGAAAGGTTATCTTGAGGATAGAAGACCATCGTCAAATGCTAATCCTTATAAAGTTATTAATGTTATCTATGGGGCATTGAGTTTTGCTGACCAATTGAATACTACCATTCACGCAATGTATGACGATGTGGATACATCAAAAATAAGAGAGCAATTCTCGGGGATTATATCAAATGAAGAATTATTAGGAGAATATAGAGAAGAATAGTATGAGTAAAGAAATGGTAAACCACCCTGAACATTACGGGGGAAAAGAGAATATTTACGAAGTCGTAAAAGTGTGTGAAGCTTGGGGTCTTGATAAAGACGCTTACATCTTCAACGTTGTAAAATATGTTGCAAGAGCGGGTAAGAAAGATACTGATAAAGAACTTCAGGATATGAAAAAAGCGTTGTGGTATTTGAATCGTAAAATTGAACGTCTTGAAAGTGTTGGTTGATATTGATGAATACGCGGAAGGTGCGGTTCTATTAGACGGATTAGAAAGTGCAATCGTTGGGATTGTTGAAGATTTTGGTTCTCCGGGAAGAAAGATATTATATTCCAAACAAAGAATATTAGACATCCTACAAGAGAGAGACCTAATGACGATGGGTGAAGCTGAAGAGTTTTACGATTATAATATATTAGGGTTATATGCGGGCGAACAGAATGTGGTGTTCTTGGATTTAGAGATTACACCAATTAAAAAAGAAGATGGTTGGGAATACCAATTAAAAGAGTAATATGATAGAGACAGGAAAGATTATAAATGGTGATTGTATTGAGGTGATGAAAACACTTCCTGATGGTTGTGTCGACCTTTTGGTGACATCTCCTCCTTACAATGTCAATGTGTCGTATGATGTATATGATGATGGACGTTCAATGGATGACTATTGGGAGTTCACAAAAGAGTGGTTAACAGAATCATTGAGAATATTAAAAGATGATGGTAGAGTTGCAATCAATGTTCCAATTGAATTAAACGTTCAAGAGAGAGGTGGAAGAATATTATTCAACGCAGAGTTTTGGATGATGATGAAACAAGTTGGATTCAAATTTTTTGGAATGGTTGATTTGACTGAGGACTCACCTCACCGAGTTAGACAAACTGCTTGGGGTAGTTGGATGAGTGCTAGTTGTCCATACATCTATAACCCAAAGGAATGTATCATATTAGCTTACAAAAAAACTAATAAGAAACTAACCAAGGGTGAATCTCAGTGGAAAGGTGTTCCAACAGATGTTGAGCAGCCGGACGGAACCATTAAAAGTAAAGTGGTTTATCAAGATGAGGATAAGAAAGACTTTATGAATTTAGTTTTTGGACGATGGGAATACTTTGCTGATACCAAATCATTAACAAAGGCAACTTTCTCAATGGACATCCCGGTTAAGGCGATTAAGATATTGTCGTACAAGAATGATATTATTTTGGACCCTTTTATGGGAAGTGGAACATCAGCGGTTGCTGCGGAGACATTAGGAAGACGATGGTTAGGAATTGAGTTATCCCCAAACTATGTAGATATAGCAAGAAAACGTGTAAATGCGTTTGTTGAAGAAAGGAAACAATTAGAGTTAGAATTAAAAGAGGTGTAATATCCTCTTTTTTTATTTCCCGGATATTTATAATTAAAAACACAATTATGTCAAAAAGATTTATAATTTCTGAAGAAGAAAAAAAAGATATCCGTTCAAGATATGGGTTAGTTAATGAACAAATGAACCAACAAAAATCGGTTGAGGTTCAAATGGAAAAAATTAAACCTGAAATGGGGGGTAAATATTGTTTTGGTGACCCAAAACGACTTCAGTCAAATTATGGTTATAATATTAAATTATATAAAGTTAAATCAGGTGATACATTAAGTGGTATTGTTTCAAAACATCCTATAGTCGATGACGTTGACGACCTTATTAGTATTAATCAAGGTTGTAAGTTAAGTAAAGGATTGAAGAGTGGTGATGTACTTGCAATTTTGTTGGTACCTTCAATGTAATATGAAAAAACTTATAAAAGAAAGTGGATTAAGAGATATAAACGCTCTTGCTAAACGATATCCAAAAGCTGAAATATATTTTCATCAAGATTTGGATGGTGTGACAACTGCGATTGCTATGAAAAAATACCTTGAAAACAATGGTATTAAAGTGGTTGATGCTCATATCATTCAGTATGGTGATAAAGAGTTTGCTGTGAAGAAGAATGACGCAAAAGGTGATGTGATGCCGGTCTTAGTTGATTTTGCTCACGGAAAACCAATGTTTGTTATTCACACGGACCACCACGATAGACAAGCCGGGGCGGAAGATACTAAATCAACTTCGTTTAGACAATCTCGTTCAAATGTTGAAACAATTTCTCAAGTTGTTTCACCGAAAGAATTGTTTCCATCTTCAGATATATTATTAATCTCTACCGTTGATTCTGCAAACTATGCTTCTAATAACATTTCGGTGGATGAGGTTATATCTTATCTATTCAGATTAGATAAAGAAAAATCATTAGAAAAAAATAAAATGTTAATGGGTTTGGTTGTTAACAAACTATTATTGGCATTTAAAAATAAACCAGGGTTTTTAGAAACGTTGGTTATGGAATGTTCACCATCTTTATTAAACATTCTTCACACAATTAAAAGAATAATGGTTGAAAAGGGTTATGCTAAACCTGAACAACTTGAGGTGAATAAAGATGAGTATGTTAAGTCAATGCAAGATAATCCTAATGTTAAAGTATTAGGTAATGTCATTGTTCAATACGGAGGTGGTTCGATGTTTAAACCAGGTTCTTACGATAGATACACACCATTTAAAAATAATCCTGAAGCAGACTTTATTGTTATTGCTTGGCCGTTAGGTTTAGTTCAAGCGTCTTGTAATCCCTTCAAAGGTGAACGTCAATTAAAAGGTGTTAATTTAGGTGAGATTGCCCAAGAGGTATTATCAAAATGGGAGGACCAATTAAAACAAAGAGAGATACCATTGTCAACAATCAAATGGGTTTCTGAATCTTCAAAAGATTTTAATTCGGAATCAACAGGATTTACCTTCAAAGATTTTGTTGCGTTGTATGGTAAGGAATATAAAAATAAAGAAGATGGTAAAGAGGAATTAATTCACATTGGTGAAATGATGGAAATGCCTTTTTCTGAATTACCTGAAGAACATAGAAAAATGTTAGATGATATTAAAGTTAATACTTGGGATTTTATTCAAGCAAATAGTGGGGGACACAAATGTATTACAAACATATCCGGGTTAAACTTTATGGGTAGAAGTACTCGACCACCAAAAGGTAGTTATAGATATAATGAGGCGGAGGAGTCACCATCTGTTAAGTTTACCAAAATGATTCAGAATGAGTTTGTGAAAGTATTACAGGAGAAGATTAATCAATCGTAGTGAATAACTTTATCACCGGATTTAATACCTAATTTTTTACAGGTCCCACCTTGAAGTTCGAGTATCATATCACCTTCACCACAATAGTTTCTACAATCTTTGGTTTTACAAGGGGGACAATCGTGGTGAATTTTTGTTATAACATCATCTTCAATAAAGATTATATCAAGATTAGTTATACAATTTTTCATCCAAAAGCAGTGTTGACCTTCAGACATAATAAATAACATACCATTGAAGGTATCGTCAAATTTTTTTTTCATCATACCACGACTAGTGTCTTTTGATGATAGAACAGTTTTGACTTTAAATTTATTTTTGTTTATAGTTAATTCCATATACTTATAAATACACAAAAAAACATAAAATGAAAAAAGTAAAACGATATTCAGGTGTAATTGTCAAATGTGGTGATGAGGTATTATTATGTAAAAGAAATGCTACCGGTACTTTGCCCGGACAATGGAGTATACCTGGTGGTAATTTGGAAAAAGATGAACATCCGATGGACGGAATACAAAGAGAATTTGAGGAAGAAACAAATTATACTTTAGATAATGATTTAAAATTAGTTGGGTTTGTTAAAAGATATAATCGTGATGGTTCCGAGATTAAAGGGTTGATGTATGTGTTTTTAATGGAGACAGATGAGAGAATCAATCCTGACTTAGAAAATGCCATCGATGGTGACGAACATACCGAATGTGGGTATTTTGACCTTGAAAATCTACCATTTGATGATAAAAGTGACCAATTATGTAGATTAATTACAAGAATCTTAAAAAAAGATTGACTTTTTTGATTTTATCACATATTTATATATTCATTAAGCCAACAACCCCTTTCTTATGGTTGGACTTTATTTAAAACCTCAACAGAGTAAATTTTGTTGAGGTTTTTTTTGTTTATTAAAAAAAATAGTATTATCTTTGTCAAAAATATAACATATGACAACAACAAATTATACCGTTAAAATTGAGAACGAAATGTTCGGGAAACTATTAAGCGAAACATTCGTGGATGCGACCCAATTCAAGTTATTCTTGAAGATGATTCAGGGTTGTCTTGAATTGAAAAATGATTTGACATTCTTCAACGGGAGTGACTTCTTAATTCACGTTCCATTTAAGTATTTGGTGGATTCGGTTATTGTTACATCAACATTTGAAATGACATTGGCTGACCATATGAGAAGTAAAGTAGAGGCGTTAGTTACTAAATAATATAGGATATGAGTACAAATTATTACAGAATACCCAAACAAAAGGTTGTTAGAGAGAAATACCTTGACTTGGTTGAACAAATCAATGATATAGACATATTCTCACCAACACAAATTTATAATGAATTCAGAACCATTGAAAAAGGTTTTGAAAGATGGAATCCGTGGGACAATTTTATTGATGGATTGAAGATTCATATTGGTAAACGTTCAGGTGGTTGGAAATTCTTATGGAACTTCCAAGATGGTAAATTCTATACTAATAAGGAAGAACTATTAAAGTTCATTCGTTCAGGTAGAGTTGTAGACGAATATGGTGAATTACAAGACACCGAAGAGTTTATTAAAATGGCTTTGGAGTGGGGAGAACCTGATGGTCACGTATATGATAAGAATTATTTGGATGAACAAATCAGGTCGACTGATTATAGACCCTTTACAGATATGTCAAAGTATTATGACAAAGAAATAGATGGGCTTAGAGTGGCATCAACAGCTGAGTTTTCCTAGTTCTCGCAAAACAGGATGGTGGAGTCGCCGACATCTCAGTCGGCCCTAAAATTAACCCTCACATAACGTGGGGGTTTTTTGTTTTCTATGATATTTATAAATAAAATGAATATGAAAGATATTATATTAACTGAAAAACAACTTGAAAAGTTGGTTACCAAAATGAAAACTATCAAAGAAGATGATGGTAGAGGTTCATATATGGCGAGACAACAACTATTCACCATAGCTAAGTTGGCTGAGAAAATGTGGGAGAAGATGGAAGAAGATGAGAACGAACAATTAGATGATTGGATGGAGAGTAAAATAGCTCAGGCAGAACAAAGTATTACATCAGTAGTTAAAGCGTATATGTATGACGAATTAAAAGATGATAAAGAAGTTGGGGGAATGAATAAACTAGGGTTTGACGACCTGATAATAGGAAAATAAAATGGCGGAAGACACATTAAAAGATAAATTTATGGACAACATTAAAAAAATGGATTCATCAAAAGAAACCAAAGAAGAAACTAAACCAACTGAAACAAAAACAAATGGTATTGAGTTATATAAATTGGATTCTAAGACAATTCAAATATTAACAGACAGAATTAAAGATGAGTATATTGCTCATTACTATTACAGAGCGGCGGCTAATTGGTGTCAAGATATGAACTATAAAAAAGCTGCTGAGTTCTTCAAAAATGAGGCTGATGATGAATTAACTCACGCTAAAGGTATTCAGGAGTATATGGTGGATTTTAATATCATCCCGGAAATACCACAAGCACCAACATCACATAGTTTTGATAGTTTGGTGGATATTATCTACGGAGCATATAAAATTGAGTTGGCTCTTATGAAAGAGTATAACAAAAACTCTCAGGAGTTATTTACATCAGACATTACAACATTTGACTTCTTAAAGAAATATAGAAACTTCCAAAAAGGTGCTGTTGTTGAGTATAATGATTTAATAAACGCAATTGATTTGATTGACAAAACAGATAAGTTCCAAGTATTATACTTTGAACAAACTTATTTCTAAAATGAAAGGTTTAATTAAACGTATATTAAAAGAAGAACAAGAAAATCCTTTAAGTAAAAGGGAGATATCTTTATTCAAATATATTAACGAAAATAAACAGGACGCTAAAACTAAAAAAGTTTTAATTAAGTTTATTGAAGAAGCTTTAAGATATTTTGCCTTACCGGTAAGTGAAGCTAATATGTATTATGAAATGTATACGGCTAACTTCAGACCGGATGGTGATTATGAAAACCTAACAAAAGAAAATTTTAAGGACTACAGACAATTTAAAAAACAAAAAACACCTAATAACTCGGCTTATGAATATGCTTCAGCTAAAGTACCTTTTAAAGGTTCAAATATTGAAGGTGAATGGGATACAAATCGTAAAAACGAATGGTATTATGTTATTAAATCTTATGGATGGTATCCAATCTTTTTATTCATAAATAATCAGTGGTATAGAACTTTAGATACGTATTCTAGTACGACAAGAAAACATATGAGTCATTCAAACCCGGTTAGATACAATTCAGGATTACAGGCAAATGTTATAGATGTTTCCCAATATGAAATTGAACGTCTTATGGATGGTACTTATACTTTAAATGACGTTGAAACTCAAAGAGTTAGTGATTTTGTGAGAAATAAAGATAAATTTATTGGAGTTAAAAAATTGATTAGTGGTGGTTATGGTGATACTGCTCATAGGGTTAGTTTTATTATTACAGACATTAATGAAGATGATGGTAAGATTAAAATATTTGTTAAGATTAATAAAGCTGGTAGAATGGAAGGTAGAAAAATGGTTGCTGACCCGGACTATCAAAATAATCCCCAATTAGTAAGTAATATTGAGAATACAATTACACAGGATATAATGAGGGATTATCCAAAATATTTAACAAGTAAGAATACTGAAATAGAAATAATACATTAAAAGGGGAACAATTAGTTCCCTTTTTTTTATAAAAAGTTTGGCAAGTTAAAAAATAGTATTATCTTTGTACTCACAAAACAGATATATTATGACAACTACTACTACCACTACCGTTTCAAGAGTTAGAAATTACGAAGGTTCTAACCAATTTTTATTAAATCTTAAATCATCTTTACAAAGATGGGGGAGCTTAACACCTAAACAAATGGAATTCGCTGAGAAAGCACTTAAAAGTGTTCAAACCGTTAATATTGAGACAATGTCTGAAGATTTACAGAAGATTGCTAAGTATGACGGACCGAACAATTTCATCAACGAAATCAAAGGTAAGTTACTTAAATACGGAACATTGTCTGATAAACAAGTAAACGCTGCGTTGTCTCAAATCCAAAAGGATATTGATAAAGAGAACACTCACAAATTCAGAATTCCTACTCCGGGTGAGACTGTTACTATCGGTCGTAAAATCGCTCAACAAATCAAAGAAACTTACGGGTTAGAATTTAATCCTATGGTTATTGACATCACTCGATTGTTGGCAGTTTCTCCAAAGGCAATCAAGTTCTCAGGGAAAATGACAAAAGGGAGAAGTAAAGTTTGTAGATGTTGTGCTAAAACATTGACTGATGAGTTTTCAATGTTAACAGGTGTTGGAAAGACTTGTGCTAAACATATGAGAATCCCATACATCACCGACAAAAGTCAGACTGAGAGATTCCTTGAGGATTATATGAAACGAGTGGATGAGATTGGTGAATTTGAATTTTGGGTTCCAAAATCTCAAGTTAAAAAGTGGGAAGGTGACACCGAACTTTTATTACACTACATATAATGTCACAATATTTTAAAAGATTGAACTCCTTGTTATCTCAGATATATGAGGAGTTCCCCCAAATGAGGAGGCACCCGGAATACCGGTTCTTTTATTTACATTATGGTTATCCTGATGTGAGGGAATATTTTTTTGTTATAACCAATAATATTCCGGATTCAAGTGAGGATGAATTTTTAAGTTTTGTAAATTCTTGTGCAAGAACATTTGGGTTTGTAGAAGGGGTATTAATGAAACCTGAGGATTTCGAAAAACATATTGTAAAACCTATGGAAGAATCGGCAAAAGATTTACGTGGTAGTGAGTTTAAAATATTTGCATATGAGGTTTGGTAATTTCACAAAATACGTTTCCCTTTAGATAAATTATCTTTAGACCATAGTGGTTGTAAGTTTGTGTAATGACAAAGTTGATATATCTCTTCTTCGGTGGTAGCGGATGATAATGGTATTTTATGGTCAATATGCCACCCAAATAATCCGTGATTATCCCAAGTCATATTTTCGGTAAATAAGTTCTCAATATATTTTTTAAGTTCTTTTGGTGAACAACCAATAATACTGAATGTTGTATTATTTTTTTTTAAGTTTTTTGTTTTCAGAAAATGATTTAATCTAATAGACATACCGACTCTTAATTTATAAATAGGGTCGGTTTTTTTTCTATTTTCACGATAAGAATTTATTTTATTTTTGTTGTCGTGATAATAATTTTTAGAATATTCCCTTTTATTTAATATGTTTTTTTCATTATACTTTTTTTGGTGTTCCAATCTTTTGTCTCTATGTTTTTCATAATAACCTTTTTGTCTTTCTGAAATTATTGTTTTATTTTCCTCTAAATATTTTTTTTTACATAATTTACATTCAGGTCTTAATCCGTCTTTTTTCGTTTTATCATTACTATACTCACATATATCTTTCACAATTTTACATTTACTACAAATCTTTGTTTCCATAATATTCTCTTAATAATTTTTCAATCAATCGTGATTTATTAGTTAATTCGTCGTCCATTCGTTTATCCAAATCGGGACTTAAAGTTATTGATATTTTAACTTTTTTTTCTTCAGGTTTTTTTAATTCTTTCATATTATATAAATATCCGTAAAATCGGTAAAATCCTATTTTATTTATTTTTTTTTTATAAAAAATTTGACATCACAATTATTTTATATTATACTTTCATAGTAATTAAAAAACAATTAATATGAATGTTAAGCAGGGATTAAAGAAAAAAAACACTTTAGTTAAAGAAATCCAAGAACTTTATGGTAGATTGTCTCAGTACAATTCTGTAGAGGTTGGAAATGTGAGACCCTATTCTCCTAAAGATATGCTTGAGCAAATCAATGAGAAGAGTAATGAGTTAGTGGAACTTAAAACCAAAATCCACAAGGCTAACACTCCGGTGTATGATAAAATATTCAGATTGTCTGAATTAAAATCTACAATTGCAAGATTAAAATCTTTGGATTGTACAGAAGGTGTGTGTACAGATTACTACTCACGAAATAGAGAGAATTCACCGGTAAAAACTGCTGAGGTAACAGTGGTTGAGAGAGATGAAATGGTTAAATTTATGGAGGGACAAATTGAGGACCTTCAGGATATTTTGGATAACCATAATCAGAATACCGAGATATAGTATGAGTGGTGATGTGGAGTTTGACGAATGTGATTTTTGTCATATAGAAAAACCGGTTGAGAGAACTTATCTAAGACCAACCAAATATGTTAAGCCGGAAAACCCTGAGGAATATTTGAAGTTGTATAACGAAGGTGGATATTTTATCATTGTTAAAACTTGTTTCGAGTGTGGGGTTCCTAAAGTATAGTTCAGAGTTCGGGAGGGATTTAATAAATCAATATGGTAACTACCATATCCTTACAAATTATTCAGAGAGCATTGATAAATGATTGTGATAAAGACGGATGTTTAACACTCAAGATTCAAATTTTCAAACCTAAACGGTCAAAACTTAAAACTCTTTTAGATTTTTATTATTGAACTTCCAACCTGACTATAAAAACCCCTTGAGAAATCAGGGGGTTTAATATTAAATTTAAAATATATGAGAATAATTGTAACAGGTGGTGCTGGATTCATTGGGTCAGCATTTATTAATTACCTTAAAGGTAACTACCAATGTGATGTTGTATGTGTTGATAATTTGTCGTATTGTGGTGATAAAGACAATATAAAATATGATGTTGAATTTATTGAAAAAGATATTTGTGATGTTACTTCAGAAGATTTGGGTGACTACGATTATTTGGTTCATTTTGCTGCGGAATCTCACGTAGATAACTCAATTAAAAATGGATTACCGTTTGTTAAAACAAATGTTCAGGGTACATTTAATTTATTGGAATGTGCTAGAAAAAACGGTAATTTAAAAAAGTTTGTTCATATTTCAACCGATGAGGTTTATGGTGATATGGATGAAGATGTTAATAAGACATCAAATGAAGAACATCCAATTCAACCAAGTTCTTATTATTCATCAACAAAAGCGTCTTCCGATTTATTAGTTTTATCTGCTCATAGAACTTATGGTTTACCATATTTAATGACAAGAACTTGTAATAATTTTGGTGAGCATCAGTATGAAGAGAAATTTTTACCAAAGATTTATGAATGTGTTAAAATGGGTAAAGAAGTTCCGGTTTATGGTGATGGAGAACAAGTTAGAGAATGGATTTATGTTTATGATAATGTAAGAGTTATAACTGATTTAATGTTGGATGATGAGGTAATTAATGATGTGTATAACATAGGTTCAGGTATCAGATATAAAAATATTGATTTGATTAATATTATATCAAACATATTAAATAAAAAAGTTAACTATAAATTTGTTGAGGATAGATTGGGTCACGATAGAGCTTATCGTTTGAATTGTTCTAAATTAAATGAATATTATAAAAAAAGAAATGAGTCTGTGGTTTATAAAAAAATAAGTGATTACTTATTAGAGTTATATAAATAAAAAACCCCTACTTAACGGTGGGGGTTTTTTGTATTTTTAATTTGTTATGAATTAATTTAATGTTATGTTATATGCACTACCATTAGAGTGTGTGTAAGTAGCTAAATTATCACATTGATTATTTCCATAATCTAAAATACCATCTAAAAAACTTCCAAGTAGTTTTAATTTTCCTTGTGAAATATTATTACAAGTATATTTTTTAATTAATGGTTCAACAACAGTAATATTTAATGGAAAACCACCTTCTTTAATTATTGTATGATTACCTGAAGTTATTTCATAAATGTTGTCTACAAAAATTAATGTATTTGCTCCCTCTATTTGTTTAACTGTTCTTGTTCCGTAATGATTAAATACTATACCTGACGAAGTAGTAATTTTTCCGTTTGTTATAGTTCTAGTCCATTGTGGAATATTAGGGTTTACAGTGGTATTTTCATAAACAATAGTTCCTTCTATTTTTTCACCATTTACATAATAATTATTTCCTCTTTGGATGGTCATTATACTACCACTATTTAATATGTAATTAGAAATTGTTATAGTTATAATTCCGGAACGAGTTATTCCGTTGTTATTACAACCTGTACCAAAATCAACCGTAAAAGATTTTGGAAAAACACCGGGAGTTGGATTATTAACAGTTACTGTTGCACAAGATAATACAGAATTTGATTGCGAAATTGTATTTAATCTATTACTATAACTTGAATAGTTGTTTGAAACATCAATACCCGAGTTAAAATCTAATTCATTAGTTAAATCAATTTTTGATGAAGTCGTGATTAATTGTTTATCAACATTTAGATTTTCATCTTTGTTACAAGATATAAAATTTAAGGACAAGAACAAAAGTCCAAAAATGTAAAATTTTAAGTTTTTCATAATTTTTTTTTTTAATTTTATTTGTTATTTTTATTCATATATTTGTAAATATAATAAAAAACATTAATTTGTCAAAACTTAAAACTCTTTTAGAATTTTATTATTGAACTTCCAACCTGACTATAAAAAAACCCTCACTTCGGTGGGGGTTTTGTATTTTTAGAAATGTATCTTAAAGTCCAGTGGGACGTTAACACTTTCTTCGTAGTTTTGTTCTAAATTTAAATAGATTGTTGAATCTTTTGGACTAAATATAAAACTACCTTGACCA